GCTTTACAATCAAAAGATAAAGATGTATTTTATGTCGCTCCAACATTCCAACAAGCCAAAGATATTTTATGGAGTATCTTAAAAAAGATTGGTCATGAGGTCATTAAGTCAACTCATGAAAACACAGCTACAATTACCTTAGTAAACGATAGAAAGATTTATTTAAAGGGAAGCGATAGGCCAGATACATTACGAGGCGTGGGCCTATCTTATGTCGTAATGGATGAATACGCCTCAATGAAACCAGAAGTTTGGGAGATGATTTTACGTCCGACTCTAGCCGATGTCAAAGGTGGAGCCTTATTTATTGGAACACCTTCAGGTAAAAATCATTTTTATAAACTTTGGTTAGATGCACAAAAAGATGAAAACAGGGATGAGTGGGAGGCATTCCAATTTACATCTAAAGATAACACTTTTCTAGACCCGTCTGAAATTGAAGCCGCAAAGCGGTCAATGTCAACTCAAGCTTTTAGACAAGAATTTGAAGCAACTTTTGAATCATTCAGCGGTGGTATTTTTAAAGAAGAATGGATAAGGTACGCCGACGATGAAGTTTTCGATAATAATTCAAAAGTTTCAGGACATTATGTCATATCTGTCGATCCGGCGGGTTTTGAGCAATCATCTAGAGAAAGAGGTCTTAAAACCTCTCGACTTGATGAAACAGCTATTTCAATTGTAAAAATTTCTCAGGATGAGTGGTTCGTAAAAGATATTTTACATGGCCGATGGGGAATTAAAGAAACTGCTGAAAATATTTTAAATGCGGCAGAAGAAGTAAGCGCAACAACTGTAGGCATTGAATCGGGCGCATTAAAAAATGCAATTATGCCCTATTTAGAAGATGAAATGAGATCGAGGGGTAGATGGATTAATGTTACAGATGTTAGTCACGGCGGTAAAAAAAAGCAAGACCGTATTGTGTGGGCTCTTCAAGGCCGTATGGAACATGGTAAAATTAAGTTACGAAAAGCTGATTGGAATTATCACTTCATTTCGCAAATGCTTGACTTTCCTAGTCCAGTATCTCACGACGACCTTTTGGATTCGTTAGCGTACATAGATCAAGTATCGGTAGCAGATTTTGCACAATCAATAGATTTAGATGAATGGGAACCAATAGATAATGTCTCTGGATACTAAACAACTCGCTTATTTAGAACCCAAATCTGCTTTAAGCAGTTGGGTTATGGAGCGAGTAAATTCGTGGGAAGATCACAGAAATGTAAATTATCTCGACAAATGGGACGAATATTATCGTATTTGGCGTGGTATTTGGTCGTCCGAAGATAAAATGCGTCAATCGGAAAATTCCCGTCTTATCTCACCAGCCACTCAACAGGCAATTGAAGCTACTGTATCTGAATTAGAAGAAGCTATTTTTGGTAGAGAGCAATGGTTTGACATTAGGGATAATGTAAACGATCAAGATATTTCTGACATTAGTCGTGTACGAGCTAATTTACAAGAAGATTTGAACCGATATAAAGTTAAAGATGCTATCTGTGAAGCCTTATTAAACGGAGCAATTTACGGTACTGGTATTGCTAAATTAAATGTCACTGAGGAAGTTGTAAAAAAAGCAATTGAATCTCCAATTCCTGATACTCTAACTACCGATTTAATGGTTAAAGAGACAAATACTATCAAAGTTAAAGTTGAATCATTAACTCCAAAAGAGTTTGTAATTGATCCGTCCGCAACAACCATTGATGAAGCCCTTGGTGTTGCTCAAATTGTCATTAAGCCAAAATATGAAATTATTGAGGCAATCCGAGATGGTCTATACGAAGATAAGCCAATCGGTAGTTATGAAGATATTGATTTAGGATTTGATGAAGAAGATTCCAGCGTTTTCTCCAATAACGATAAGGTTAAAATTGTCGAATATTGGGGTCGTGTCCCAGTTAAATTTCTAGAAGAAAAAGAAAATTCATTAGGTGATTCGTTTGATTACGACGAGGATGAACTAGTCGAAGCCGTTGTCGTCATTGCCAATGATTATGCAGTTTTAAAAGCGGCTCGAAATCCTTATATTATGGGTGATCGTCCATTCGTCTCTTATCAGCATGATCGTGTCCCTAATAAATTTTGGGGTAGGGGTATTGCCGAAAAAGGATACAATCCGCAAAAAGCTCTTGATGCTGAATTACGCGCTCGTATTGACGCTCTAGCATTAACGACTCATCCCATGATGGGAGTTGATGCCACTCGTTTACCAAGGGGCGTGAAGTTTGAAATCAAGGCGGGTAAAACCATTTTAACAAATGGTGATCCACGTCAGACTCTCATGCCGTTGACCTTCGGGAATATCAGCAACAGTACGTTTACAGAAGCTGCGGAGCTTGAGCGTATGGTGCAGATGGGTACGGGAGCAATGGATACCGCCAACTCTAATTTTGCCAATCCACGTAACTCCACAGCTTCTGGTATGTCGATGTTACAGGCAGCATCAATTAAACGTCAAAAACGTACAATTATGAATTTTCAGGAAAACTTTTTAATTCCATTAATTGAGAAGGCTGCGTGGCGGTATATGCAGTTTGATCCAGAACGCTATCCTCCCAATGATTATAATTTTATAGCATATTCCACACTAGGTATTATGGCTAAAGAATTAGAAATGACACAGATGATCCAATTGCTGTCAATGACACAACAGAATACACCAGCCTTTGGAATTTTATTATTATCCATTTTTGAAAATAGTTCCCTATCTAATCGCGATCAATTAAAAGCAGCTATTGCTCAAAGCTTACAACCTGATCCTCAAGCTCAACAAGTTCAACAAATTGCACAGCAATTAGAACTTATGAAACTGCAAATGGAAATTGAGGAAATGAAGGCAAGTGCATCTAAAGATATGGCACAAGCTGCTAAACTTCAAAGTGAAGTTATTGACAAGCAATCTCAAGATAGTCTAGCAGAACGTCAAGTTCAACTTGCAGAAAAATTAGCAAAAATTGAAAAACTTCGCGTAGATTCAAAGAATGTTCAATCAGAAACAATGAGGAATATTCCGGAAATGACCCATCTACGTTCCGAAACAATTTTAAATTTAGCTAAAGCACGAATGCAAAATGTTAAGTGATAGGGAATACTTAGAACAACGTCTAGAATTATTTGTTAGCGATCCATGGCAAACTTTTAAGTCGGAATTAATTTCCATGGCCGAATCGCTCGATAAAATTCAAAATATAGACGATGAAAGAACACTCTACTTACGTAGAGGTCAAGTGGACATTCTAAATATGTTAATTAATTTAGAAGAAACCACTAAATTAGCACTGGATCAATTAGAAAATGAAGAGTCTAATCCCAGTTTGTTTTAACACTCCATAATCTTTATAGACGGAGGTCAGTAATATGAGTAGTGTAGTTGTTGAAGAAAAAATCGAAACTCCTGAAGAAGCATCTCAATTTTCCAACATTAATGATGAGACTCCATCTCTAGAAAATAGTGAGGAACAATCTCTTCAAAATGAACTTCCAGATAAATTTAAAGGAAAGTCAGTAAACGATATTGTCAATTCTTATGAAAATCTGGAGCGGGAATTAGGTCGAAAGGGGCAAGAATTAGGTGAACTTAGAAAGTTAACCGATCAAATTCTTAAACAACAACTTACGACTAATCAAAACGGGACACAAATTCAGCCGGAAGAAGAAGAAATTGATTTTTTTGATGACCCTAACTTAGCGGTTAAAAAGGCCATCGAAAGTCATCCAAAGTTCCGTGAGTTTGAAGAGCAACAAGAGCGTCATAAAGCAAATGTTACAACTCAACAGCTTAAAACGGCACATCCTGATTATGTTGAAATTGTTTCAGATTCAAAATTTCAGGAATGGGTTCAGAAAAGTCCAATTCGCACACAATTATTTATTGCCGCACACAACAATTATGATTTAAACGCAGCTTTAGAATTAATTGGGAATTGGAAAGAGAGGCGCTTAATTTCTAATACTACGGAAGCGGAAGCACAAAAAGCAGCTAAACGTGACGAAGCATTACGAAATGGCAAAAGTATTTCTCGTTCTTCTTCCGAATCCACAGTCGGTAAGAAAATCTACCGTAGGGCTGATCTAATTCGGCTAAAAACAAATGATCCTTCGCGTTATGATGATTTACAAGAAGAAATTCTTAAAGCTTATGCGGAGGGTAGAGTAAAGTAATCTTAAAGATTTAAGGAGAAAAGCAATGGCTTTAGGTTCTAACCACCAAACTATTACCACAGCGGCGAATTTTATTCCCGAACTGTGGTCTGATGAAGTAATTGCCGGTTATAAGAAAAATCTTGTTCTCGGTAATGTCGTAACGCGTATTAACCACAATGGCAAGAAGGGTGATACCATTCATATTCCCGCTCCTGTCCGTGGTTCTGCAAATGCAAAGTCGGCCAACTCACAGGTCACTTTACAGGGCGATACTCACAGCACTGTCAATATCTCAATCAACAAGCACTATGAATATTCCGTAGTAATTGAAGATATTACCGAAGTTCAGGCTCTTTCCTCACTTCGTCGTTTCTACACCGATGACGCCGGTTATGCTTTAGCAACCCAAGTTGATACCGATCTTTTCAACCTAGTTGAAGGTCTACAGGGCGGTACCGCTGGTGCTAACACCTATGCAGCCGCTGTTATTGGTGGTGACGGTGTAACCGCTTATAGTCAGACTGCAAATACCAACGCTGGTAACGGCTCAGACATTACCGATGCCGGTATTCGTAAGATGATTCTAACACTTGACAATGCAGATGTTCCCATGGACAATCGCGTAATTGTCGTTCCACCAATTGCCGCAAATGATATGCTAGGTATTAACCGTTTCACTGAACAACAGTTCATTGGCGACGGTTCTGCTATTAAGACCGGCAAAATTGGTAGCATCTATGGTATGGACGTTTTTGTTTCAAGCAACTGCCCAACGGAAACTGCCGCTGATACCACCACCACCTATCGGGTTGGTGTCATGATGCACCGTGACGCTCTTGCTCTTGTAGAGCAAATGGGTGTCCGTTCACAGACCCAGTACAAGCAAGAATATCTTGGCGACCTCTTCACCGCCGATACTCTTTATGGCGTCGGTGAACTACGCGACAACGCTGGTGTCGCATTCGTGGTCCCATCCACGTAAGTAAATTAGGGGAGCTTCTAATCTATAGTATTAGGAGTTCCCCTTTTTACCTTTAGGAGGTAATTAGTGCCAAGCTATAATTATTTATGTAAATCATGCAACCATATTCAAACTGAATTTCGTTGTATGTGTGAACGTAAAAAGAAAACTAATTGTGTTAAATGCGGAGATAAAGCTGTTCTGACAGTCTCCGCACCAACAATTCTTTTAGATGGTTCTAACCCCGATTTTACAGCAGCCCATTCAAGATGGGTACGTGAACATGAAACCAGGGGTAATGGTGTGAGGTCTTTTTAATGGCCGACGCTAAATATACAACTCCGGACGTTTCTAGAATTATTTCAGATACTTTTGGCGTTCATGTTATTTCAAATTCTACGGACGGTTTAACGTCTAAAACATCTCCATTTCCAAGTAGTGACATTTCTTTTTTAACACAATTAAGTAGTGGAAATGTTCCAAATTATAAAGCTATTTTTAAGTTTGGGTTTAATCCAGACGTTAATGGTTCAGAAGAAACGATTTGGGATGCTGGTGGCATTTATGCTTATCCCACTGCTGCAATTCAAATGAAGGTATCCAGCAGCAGTACAAATGATACATCTGCTGGTACTGGTGCAAGAACTGTTGTAGTTTCTGGTTTAGATCA